GATGACTTTGATGAAATCAGTACATTAGTCGGCATGAGGATGAGAGGCTACTTTCAAGATGCCGAAGATGATGAAACCATTGATGAATTGATTTGGAGGTATGAAGAATGTATAAGTCACCAATAGAAATAGTAATGAAAGAAGTGTTTCAAAAGATGAATGAGGATTTTGAAAATTCAGTACTTAAAGCTGTACAAAAAGTCGACATAAATGTTGATAAAGAAGAACTCCTAAAAGCTCTAATTTATGATAGAGGACAATATGATGAAGGCTATGAGGATGCAATGAATGAAATCAAGCATCCTCAACCCCTTAAATTTGAAGATTTAACCCCTGGTATGTGGGTTTGGGATAATTTCTTTACAACTTTTACAAGGTTAGAAAATACATATTTATATTCTGATGATGCTCTTGCCAAAGAAACTAAAATGACAACGTTTTATTGCGATGCAGGTGTTCTAACTAGGCCATTTGAAGAAAATAGATATTATCCAGTTCAAATTCCATGGGAAGGAAATAAAAAACAATGGGAACGTACTATAGAAAGTTGCAAACAGTAAAACATGCTTTGCAATATTACATTACTAGACCAAACGCAAGTAAAAAGGATCTAGTAAGAGAAAAAAACTTAATAAAGCGTGTTGAAGATGATATTGAATGGTATGAAGAAAGACACCATATCAAAAAGAAAGAGGAGAGAAATTAAATGATTAAATATTGCCCAGATTTAACCGGGTTTGAAATAAGAGAATCGTATTTGCGTGGAGGAGGAACGAATAAAACAGTTATTTTAAATCATTGTTTAAAAGATTCATGCGTTGCTTATAAGAATGGAAAATGCATTAAATATAATAGCAATGTAGAGATAAGACAAGAGGAGAAAAAATAAATGAAAAAAGTATTAATCATATTAGCAAGTGTATTTGCTTTAACTGGATGTTCAAAAGCATCTAGAGTTAATTGGAATATTAGAGAAGATGCAAACAACTTTAAAATCACAAGAAAAGTCGTTGCTCTTAATACTAGAACAAATGATCCATTATTCGCTGTTGAGGGAAAGATTTCCCTTGATAGTGATGAAGATGGAGATTTAAACGTAACAATCAAAACTGGAAAAGGAAAGTATAGGCTGTTCTATGCGCATTTGTCAAATGATGTTACATACACTTGTATTCAAACAAAAGCTAAAAAAGAAAATCCTTATGCCTATGACATTCAATTCTTTCCGGCAAAAGAAGTTATTGAAAATGGTGTTATTGATATCAAATCAAGTGAGTAGGTGGTAAATAATGCAGAAGATTAAATTAGAAGCTGAAAATGATTTAGAAAAACGTTGCAAAAATTTAAAAGAACAAAATGAAGCATTGATTAGTGGATTGGATCTTGCAAATGAAACAATAAGCAATCTATACGGTTTGCTTCGAGAATACCGTCAACAAAAAGAAAAGTTTTTAAAACAAAATACAAAACTGTTAGCGATTTATACTGTAATCATCATAGCTCATATAATCACTGCAATCATTAATCAACCATATCGAAATTCACTCATGTTTTATTTTCTCTCGGTCGTAAGTATTGTGTATGGTATTGATTTATGCAGTCAAAAATTCAAAAAAAGGTGATTAAAATGAATATATTAATTAAAAAGCTTAATGATTGTCAGTTGACTGATCAAGAAATCAAATACGTTATTGGTCGTTTAACGTGTGCAACTAATTTTGATAAGGAATTGCATTTGAAAGCAATTAAAAAACTCGAAATACAAAGAAAGTACCTTGAAGAAGGCAATGTAGAAATAAAAGAAGATGGTGATAAATAATGTACATTAACCCATTTTGGTGTGGAGTTGCAGCAACTATCCTTGCTGAATTGGCAGGGATAATTGCTTATGCAATTTATCAAGATCATAAAAATTAATAATTAATTATTTTGGAGGGCAAGGAATGAAATATACAGATGAAGAAAAGAAGATCATTGATGAAGTTAAAAAATATCTTAGAGAATTACGCCTAATAAATATTGAAAAATTCTCTTTAACATTTGAAATTGAGGACATTCCAAGCCCTCAATCAATTAAATACAGTGATGAAGCTCCTGGAGGTTTTTCAAAACCAAAAGGAGAACAAATCACTTCTAATATGTTGCGCAGGGAGCTTCTAACAAAGCGCCTAGAGCTCTTTAACAAAGAACTTGATAAATTTATGCCGTTAGTATATTTGCTAAACGCAGGTCATAGAAACATCATTAGAACGTATGTATGTTCAAGAGGGTACAATGAAATGATTGACACATTAGAAGAATCGTTTTGTATCAGCAAATCAACTTACAAAAGAGAATTTCCAAAAGCATGTTTAGAATTATCTAAATATCTTGACATGGAACACCGCCCATCGCTTGAAAAATTGAATAATATCTTTTATGAAAGTATCAAGAATGAATAGAAATTTCATTCTTTTTATTTTCTATAAATCTCTATATATGTCGCTATAACTCTCTATATGACTATATAACTCGCTAAATGTCGCTTTTTTTCGATAAAAAACTGTCCATTTTTTCTTTGTTTGTGTTATATTATTTATGTAGCACGGAGGTAAGATTAAAATAAAAATAATCATTGTGTCTACAATGCTTTTCGTAAGTATGGGATTAAAATAGCATGCTAAAAGAAAAAAGGAAGAACGGCAATTCTTCCTCTTTTTCTACTTCGAATACTAGCTTTAAGTAAGTGTGGGATTAGTTCAACAACATTTTAGTTGCTACTAAGATTAAAAAGAGCATTACTAGGTATTCCATGAATACTTGCTCCTTTCCTTACACCAAAGCTAATATTCTTGCTTGATGTAAATAGCATGTTGCTAGTACCTCCGTAGTTTTTATTGCACATCTTTGTATGTGCTTTTTTATTTTATCACATTTTATTTTAAAATATCTATTTGGGAGTGGTGCTAAAAAGCAAATGAAAGCAGTGTTTCAAATCTCTAGAGATAGTATTAAAAACCATAAATAAGAACGCTTTTATCACAAATGATAAATTTTTATTAAAAGTGGACCTATTTTGGACCCAAACTGAACCCAAAGTGAGCCCTAATTGGACCCAAAGTGGACCTAGATTGAACCCTTATTTCCATGCTATTATGCTATTGTGGTTTTTAAAGAAATGAAACAATCCCATTTAATTTAAAATCACAGTTCAGACATATAGGTTAAACCCCTTGCGAAAAAGTTCCTTACGGGAGCTTTTTTCTTTTTCAAAAACAACGATGCAGTTTTAACTGCTATTTCTATAAATAAAAAAATGGAGGTGGTGACATGATTTGGAAAAACACGAGTTAGCATTCGAAGACTATAAAAACGGCATGAAGCAAAAAGAAATTGCTAAAAAATATGGTACGACAATCAATACTGTCAAGTCATGGAGCCGTCGCTATGAATGGTCAAAAAAGAAGAAAAAGGGTGCACACCAAAATAAAAGTGTGCACACCAAAAAAGAATGCAAAAAAATAGCTGAAGAAATAGTAGAAACAAGTGAGCTGGATGAAGAACATCAGCTCTTTTGTATTTATTATTTAAAATATCATAACAAGGTCAAAGCTTATTTAAAAATAAAACCCAAAGCTAAATATAACAGTGCTTGTGTCATGGCATCAAGATGGTTTAAAAAACCTGAAATCCAAGAAGAAATTAAAAGACTAAAGCAAGAGTTATATACTGATATTCTTTTGGATCCTAACGATATTGTTCAAAGATACATTGATATTGCTTTTTTAGATTCCGATGAATTGGATGGGAAGGCAATTAAAATGTCAGATTCTCTTAGAGCTCTCGAATGGTTATCAAGTCATTTGAACATGGCCAACGAAGAACAAAAACTCAAGATTGAACTATTGAAAAAGCAATTGAATACGAATGATCAAGAAGATGATGGAGTTGAAATTATAAATGATGCACCAATTTAAGAAAACTAAGAAAAAACAGGTTCGTATTTCAGATATTGTCATTCCAAAGTTTTTGACCTGTTTCAATGACATTTCACATGTTCATAAGATTATGGACAGCGGACGTGCTGGTACCAAATCAAGTTACGCTGCTATTCATGGTATTTACAAGATTGTAAGTGAAGATGAATGTTCAGTAATCGTCATGAGAAAGTTTCACAATAAGCTTTCTAAGACTGTTTACAATGAATTCAAACGAGCAATCAAACGTCTAGGATTGAAGAAAAAACAGTTTAAGATAACTAAGAATCCAATGAAAATTACATATCTTAAAAATGGCAATTCGGTTTATTTTACAGGAAACGATTCTATTGACGATACAAAAGGGATCATTGATGAAGAAAAACCTATCAAACTTGTTATTTTAGATGAGCTGACCGAGTTTTTCGAACGTGGCCAAGGAGAAGACGAAATATCCAATATTGAAGCAACATTCGTTCGTGGGAATGATGATGAATTCTGCATGGAGTATTATTTCAACCCTCCCAAAAATCCTAATGCTTCTATTTTTAAATGGGTCAAAAAGATGGAAAAACGTAGTGACTGCATTCATATCCATGTTGATTATAGAGATGTTCCAGAAAAGTGGCTTGGTAAAAAGCTTATTCAATCAGCAATGGAAATGAAAAAAGTCGATGAAAGAATGTACAACTGGATTTGGCTTGGAATTTCAATCGGTTTAGATGAAATCATCTATTACATGTTCAATGAAAATCAGCATGTTCTTAATAGAGAACTTACGAATGATGAAATAAATGGAATTAACAGAATAGACGCATCTTGCGACTACGGTCAAATGAATGCAACTGTATTTGAATTTTGGGGACTTAATTTGGTACAGCAAAAAGCTTTTGGACTTGATGAATTCTATCATTCAGGACGTGAATCTGGTAAACAGCTAACTCCTAGTGAATATGCTTTCAAGTTTAAAAAAGCGTGTGAAAAAATCAAAGAAGCTTACGGAATGTATCCTCAAAATTTATATATTGATCCAAGTGCAAGAGGACTTGCTGAAGAAATAAAAAGAGCATGCCCTTTTATAAAAATAAGAGGTGCTCAAAATGATGTTAAGTTGGGCATTTCAAGGGTTCAAAAGTCAATTAGCTTTAAAAAGATACTTTTCAGTAGCAAACAAAGAATGCTCCTAAAAGAAATCGTAATATACAGCTATGACAAAAAGAGCATAGAAAATGGTGTTGAAAAGCCTGTTAAGGAAGATGATCACTGTATGGATGCTATGAGATATTACATTATGGGCATTTGGAAGTATCTCAGAAGATTTCTTCCTGATGTTGAGAAAAATGAAGGTGGTGAGGATGATTAGTGTTTTCAGCAATTAAAAAAATAGTAGAAAGGATAAAGAACAAGATGTTTCCTACAACAACAATAAAAAGAGCTTTTAATGTTGATGATATCGATATTGCAATATCAAGTGATATGATAAATTCTATTGAATTGTGGAATAATATCATGGAAAACAAACAGCCGTGGCTTAATAAAGAAAATGGTGTTAAATCTTTAGCATTGGCGCAAGGGATATGTGAAGAACTTTCAAAAACTTCAACTAGAGAACTCGTTTCAAAAGTTACTTCTAATGAATATGTAAACAAAGAATACCAAAAATTCATTAAAAGCTTGAATGAAGATCTTCAATGGGGGCTTGCTGAAGGTGGAATTGCTTTTAAGCCATATGTAGACGGCAATCAAATATATGTTGATGCAGTTCATGCTGACAGCTTTTTTCCAGTAGCTTTCAAAGGAAAGAAAATAACTGCAGCTGTCTTTGTAGAACAGATTTTCAAAGGCAAAAACGTATATACCCGTTTAGAATATCAAAAATATGAAAACGGAGTACATACATTTGAAAACTACGCCTTTGTTAGAAAAGATTATGCTCATGGTAACTATCAGAACTCATACGATGATTTTGGAAATCAAATAGCATTGGATACAGTTCCTGACTGGAAGGGAATGGAAGAACATTTTGAAATAAGTGGTGTAGATAGACCCTTATTTGGATACTTTAGAGTTCCAATTATCAATACGATTGATAAAAACTCTCCTCTCGGTGTTCCATGTTATGTCAAGGCAATTGATTTAATCAAGGATGCTGAAGAACAGTACAGCCGTTATATCTGGGAATTTGTTGGTGGAGAAATGGCGGTTGAAGCTGTAAGTGATGCTTTTGAGATGAATCCATACACTAATAAACCTGAACTCCCTGCAGGAAAAAGAAGATTGTTTAGAACGTATGATATTGATACCACTTCAAACAATAATGGTATTTCAATAACTGAGCTAATCAAAGTACATGCACCACAGTTACGTGATGCAAACTATGCATCAGGATTCAATAACATTCTAAAAAGAATAGAATTCGAATGTGGTCTTTCTTATGGTGATTTAAGTGATCCTCAACAAGTTGAAAAAACTGCAGAGGAAATCAAATCATCAAAGCAAAGAAAATTTGATACAGTTTCAGCTATTCAAGACAGTATGAATAACGTGCTTGAAGATTTAGCATACGCAATCAATGTCATGGCCATTGGACTTGGTAAATCAAATTCAATGGAATGTATTGTTGAAACCGATTGGGGAGACAGTATTCTTGTTGATAGCGAAAAGCAAAGAAATATTGATCTTCAAGAAGTGAATGCTGGATTGATGCCCGAATGGAAATACAAAGTAAAATGGCAAGGCATGACTGAAGAAGAAGCAAAAAGAGAAGTTGCTGAATCGTCTGAAGGCATTGGATATGATGATATCGATGAAGATGATAATGAAGATAGTGTAAATGTTAACTGATAAATTTTTAGAAGAGTCGGGTGATGATGTCTCAAATGACTTCAGCACATTGGAAACTCTTCTTTTAATTTGGATGGGTTTGCGTTTAAGAAATCTTGCATCTTTAGAAGATATCGAAGAAGAGTATCCAAAATGGAAAAATAAGGCTTGTAGAGAGTTTTTTGAATATTCGGGTACTGAATTTCAAAAGGTCAAGAAATCGTCTCAAAGTAAAGTAAAATCGGCTATCAAAAATGGAATAGCAATGACGGTCAGCAATATCTTTTCAAGATTGAAAGATACTGATGCTCAAACTTCTAAAAAAGACATGTTGAACAGATCAAATAAGAATTTGAATAAAGGTATCAAGGATACTCAAGGTGAAATCAAAAACCTTTGCAACATTTCAAGAAAGTGCACCAACAAGCAGTTTATAAAGGCGTGTGATGAAGCATACTCTAAAATTGTTGCAGGAAACAATGCTGACAAGGCCATTGAATCATCAATCAGAAAGCTTTCTCAAAAAGGTATTGAAGTGGTTGGTTATACTGATCATACAACTTCAATGGATGCTGCAGTTAAAAGAGCAGTTACAAGTGGTGTCAATCAAACGTCTTTGAAGTTTAAAATGGATAACTGCAAAGAATTGGGCATCAACATTGTAAAGACTTCAAGTCATGGCGGTGCTCGACCATCCCATCAGGAATGGCAAGGTAAGTTGTTTTATCTTCATACTCCTGTAAAAGGTCTACAGAACTTTAAAAAGGCAACGGGATATGGCCGTGTTGATGGTCTAGGTGGAGCAAACTGTAGGCATTCTTTTTATGAGGTTACTGATTATGAGTATAAGAACAATCTAGTCGATACCGAAGAATTTGACAAGAACAGGAATGATGATCAATACGAGCTGGAACAAAAGCAAAGATATTATGAGCGTCAGATTCGTTCTTGGAAGAAAAGAAAGAATATTCTTGATGAATGCGGTGTAGATTCCACCAAAGAAGCTAAAAAGATTAGAGAATGGCAAGATAAACGTTCTCAATTCATTAAAGAAAGCAATATCCAATTCAAGAAAGAACATGGTATTGATAACGTTCTTAAAAAAGCTTATCCAAGAGAGAAAGTAGTCATGGCTGAACGCAGCACAGAAGAAGCTTTAAAAATACTCAAAAAAACTAGTTTCAATTCTGATAAAAAAGAATTTGAAATGTTTTCAAAAATATTAAAATCTTCAATTATGCCAAAAAGCATAGAAGAGTATCAAAATATGAAGTATACTGATATTGATAGATACAAAGCAATTCAATTAGATGTTAAAAATGTAAATCTTCAAAATGAGATTATTAAGACATATAATTTATCTTTGCGAGAAGGACAGCAAGGGAAGCATATTTTAGGTCATAATAATTATATTAAAGGAAGAAGTTATATTTCTAATGCTACAATGGAAGAAATTCAGCAATGTATTTCGACACACGCAGGCAAAGGAATTATACAACGAACAGTAAATGGAAATTGGAATAATAAAGAGCTTATTATTGATGAAAACATGGAAGGATATGTTATTGATATTGATGGAAATTTAATATTAACACATAGATTCATAATTCATTACAGTAAAGATAAAGGAACGCATTTAGTGCCTACATTAAGAAAGGAGTAAGGAACATATGACAGAAAAAGAATTATGGGGATATTTTGGAAAAAAAGTAAAGGTAAAATGTACCACAGGTGAAGTCATAAAGGGTATTGTTAAAGGTTTTACCAGAGCGATTGATAATGATCCTGAAGTTGCAAGTATAGAAATTCCTTATTCTGATAACGGCTCTTATGAAATTATGGCAAATGAAATTAAAAGTATAGATATACTTACCGATAGCAAATGATTATAATGTAGGTGAGATAAGTGATTACGCCAAAAAGATGTATAAGTATTCACGTTATGATGAAGTGGAAGCTGAATACATAGCTTCAACTAGCAGAAAGGGGCGGAAATAAAATGGCTTTAAGACATTATCCTAAAGAAATAGAAGAACTGATGAAAATATGGGAACCGTATGAAGATAAAGTAAAAGATGGAGTTATGAGAGATGCCCCAAAAGAAGCGATTGAAGCGTTTAATAAGTGTAAAAAATGGGCTTGGGAACAAGGACAATAAATAATAAGTCAACGAAAGTTGGCTTTTTCTTTTGCTTAAAATCAGGAGATTTGATATGAAAACTGTAATCAAAGTATTATTCGTTCTTTTAATCGCTTTAAAGCTTATTGATCTATTCATTTGTGGGTTATGTAAAATTCTTATCCCACTTTTTATTTTCGGTTTAATTATGATGATTGCTTTTATTTTAGAAATTTTTTAGTAAAAAAGGAGAAAAAAATGAGTTCAGGTGAATTTTTAGATTTATGTAAAAAAACAGTTAGAGAGTACACAGAAGAACATCTTGATAAAACGGATGGCAAAGTTGATTTTGAAGTTTACGTTGTTTGGTATGCTAAAACATTACAAAATCACAAAGCGTTATTAAGCACAACGTTAGATGATAGGATGTATTACGAATTAACCTACAATGGCAATAAGCAAGAATTATATTTCGACGCATATAAGAAATTTGAAAATAAATGTATTAAATGTTAGAAGGAGAATAATTATGGAATTTAAAAAAGCATTTGATTTAATGAAACAAGGAATGAAAATGAAATTACCTTCATGGGGTGGTTATTGGTATTGGGATGATGAAAAGAAAACAGTAATCATGCATACCAAAGAAGGCAAAGAAATGGATATTAGAGAAACTGAAAGAGTCATTTATACGTTATCCAATATTCTTGATGATGGATGGATTCTTGCTGATGAAGAAAACTGCCCAGAATTAGGAGGAGAAGTTACTTTTGGTTTTGATGAAGCTATCAAATATCTAAAAAGAGGAATGAATCTTGCTAGAAAAGGTTGGAATGGTAAAGGAATTTTTATTTATTTATGTGAAACAGATGCAACAACAAATCCTTTTGTTTGTATAGATTCATCTAATTTACAAACTGATAATCTAGATGCAAAGAAAAATATTGTACCTTGGGCACCATCACAAACAGATATGTTAGCGGATGACTGGGTATTTTTTGAATAGGAGGATGTTATAAATGAAATTATTCATTAGCCAACCAATAGCAGGAAAAACAGATAAAGAAATCCACTGAGCAAAATTACTTACTTTTTTCAATAAATCTTTATGTTTAATTTCAATTATAGTTAGCACTATTGAAACAATATGAAAAGGTATAAAACAATATAACACCCATTAAATTAGTTGTTAACCGCATTTTTACGTGATAGAATACTTATGAAAAGAGTAGAATAAATATGTGGAGGTGGGATTATGACTTATCAAGCATTACCTGTTAGCTTTTTCGAAAATCTTAAAACACAAAAAAACGCTAAAGTTGATAATGATGAAGTTGTTCCATTTCAATTTAGCGAAAAAGTGTTAAAAGGAGAAAGTAAAGTAAAAGCTACTTTACCAAAGAAAAAGAAATGTGCAGAGTAGGAGATATTATTTTAATTAGAAAATATATTGGAGAAGATGGCACACGTCAAAGAAATCATCCTTTCATTGTATTGAATGACAGCGAAGGTAAAATTGAAGGTTTGCCATTTGATCTAACATGTTCAGTCATGTCTTCTTTTAAAAACGAAGAACATCGAAAGAAGAAACTTTCAATGAAGCAAAATTTAGAAATTACTGTTGAAAATGGGGTTAAGAAAGATGGCTTTATTAAAGCTAATCAAATTCATTATTTTCAAAAAGATAAACTTGATTATATTGTAGTCGGTTCGGTAACTCCTGAATTATTTGCTGAACTTATGAAATTAATTGAAGAACTTTTTAAGGATGAAGAAATATTGGTAAATACTTCTAATCTTTAGAAATTATCAAGCCACGAATAAGTGGCTTTTTATTTTGGATGAAAAGATATGAAATGATATAAAAAAAGCTCCTACTCATTTGAGTTAGAGCTATTAAATGCTTGAATACGATTATCATCATAGATAATTTTAATATCTTTATAACGATTAATGATAGAATTTACAACACTTTCATACGTTTCATCATCTATAGTTTTATCATCATAAATTTCTTTAACTTTACGCCAACGATCAAAAAAATCGTTAACAATTGCATTACCTGGTTCAAGATAATTTTGTGAGATATCATTATTGGAAATTACATTGGAATCTTCAATTATTGAAAATTTAACATTCTTACATACTTTTACTATTGCTTGAAATACTTCGCTGTATGTATTAAAATGTTCAACATTTTTTAAATCTGTTCTACCACATAGCCAATCAATAGATACATTACATTTTTCAGCAATATTGCATAAAGTGTCTATATTTGGAGTTTTTGAACCTTTTTCATATGATGACA